ACAACAAGAAATGGTTGCACCATCCCTGTTTGCACAACAGCAAGTAATCTATGTTGACCATTAACAAGAGTGCCATCTGTATCAAAACAAATGGCAGAGTCAGATAAGATAAAACGACTATTTCTCATTTCTTTTTTTAACTCTTCAAGATTATTTCTACTAATCTTGCGGTTATTCTCAAAATTTTTCTCCAGATAAAATTGTGCTTTTTCTGGAGTAATAAATTCTAAAGAATAATCTATGCCCTCATAGATAGTTGAGAGGGCATCTTGGACTTGTGAGGTCATGCTTCTTCCTTACAATGGTTGACAAGAGCATCTTTAAGTTGTCTGTTAAATTCAGCGTTTTGCTCTGGAGTTGCCATCTTTGGCTTTTTTTGTGAATCTTCGTAATCACGAATCATCTCGTAATCTTTTTCAAGTTGTTTAATTCTTGCAAAAATAATATTGCCAAGTTTTTTTAGCATTGTGTCATGTTCAATACCTAAAGTATTAATAGAAAGTTCAAAAGAATTTAAAAATTGATGACCTCTTATTGAATATTCATCAACGCTATTTCGATTTGATTTAAAAA